ATAAAATTTTAGGTTTTTACTTAAAGTTAATATTTTTTAACATTCAAAAAAAGAAAGGTAATTTAAAATGGCGACATTCGATCGTAGTAATATTTTTCAAAACGAACTGTTCATGAAAAATGTTACAATCCCGTATTTACAGGAGTATAGAAACGTTACTAATTTTGCCCGTTTCATGGGTGGTAGTGATGCTGTTATTTATAACAAAATGGAAAACAAAGGCGATGGAGATCGTATTGTATTCCCGCTAAGACAAACTTTTGATCCTGCTGTTGCAATTGGTAATGAGCAATTAGAGGGTAACGAACAAGAGTTAACTTATGTTAGCGATATGGTAGATGTTGGCAGAATAAGATTTGCAACATTGCTAACTGATGTTCAACTTATGAGCTTACAAACTAAGTTTCAATTAGAATCTGACGTTAGAGCTGATTTACTTTCTCAAGCGGATTCACTAAATACAAAAAGAATTTTACAAGCTTTTGCACTTGCTTTTGATGGTGGTGCTGCTGGAATAAACCCTAGTTTAAATCAACAATTCAGTTATTCTGATTTAAGAGCTAGAATACTTGCATCTCGTCTTGATCAAGCTGCTGGTGGTATTTCAAGAGCTAGAATATTGATTGGTGATCCAAACCTTGTTGGCGGTAACGCTAGAACTACTTATGTAGACCTTGTAACAGCTTTAGCAGTTGGTAACTTCCCAGTAGCTACAAATACAATGAACGTATCACATATACGTCAGTTGTTTAACCAAGCTGCAACTGGTCAAAGTTTAACAATTACTAACGCTACTTATACAGTTAAAGAATCTTCTGTTAGACCTTATAAATACAAAACACATCAAGGTTTTGAAGATAAGCGTTATGTACTCTTTATAGCTCCTGAGACTTACAATAAGCTAGCTGCTGACCCAGTATGGCAAGCTCAAGTAAATAGAGGTGTAATTGAGAATCAAGATCAACCATCAATTCTTTATGGTTCTATGTACAAAGGAACTATTGAGGGTGTAATGGTGATTGTTATTCCAGAACTTAGCAATTTCCTCATTACAAACGCTGCTGGCAATATTTATGCTTATTCTCTTTTTTGCGGTGCTGCTGCTGTTGGTTTTGGTATGGGTCAAACTCCAACCTTTACTTTCAGAAGTTCTACAGACTACGAGTTATATAAAGGTCTTGCCCACAATGAAATCAGCGGACTAAAACTACTAAAATATCCATCCAAGGCTAGAGGTGTTAAAGGAAACAATAACAATCTAGTTGAATATGGAATGGTACACTCATTTACAACTATAGCTTAAAGAGGTTAATTATGTTTATATTAAATAGATACAACGTTACTACCCCTGCCGCTGCTGCTGCCGTTGGAGCAGTAAACAACGTAAACCCAAACGTAATAACTGGGGCTACAGGTAATAGTGCTGGTGCAGATTCAGTAACTCCGATTGCTGCTAATGCTTCTTATGCTGATCAAGTGATTAGTAAATTAGTTGCAATTAGTATTCCTGGAGGTGGTGGATTATCTGCTGGTGTTAACAATTACCTTACTGTTGATTTAGTAAAACTTGGTGTTTCAGGAGTTCGCCCAGTACTTGCAGCTCTCTTGCTAGGTGTTTATGATCCTAATTCTGATGAAAGAGTAGGAGCTGGTGCAACACCATCATTTATAGGTATTTGGGACAAAACTGTTGCTAATGTCAACTCTTTATCAGTTGTTAACTCTAAACTGATTTTAAGGATTCCTACTGCTCAAATAGCTTTATTTGAAGGCAAAACTGCAATGGTACAATTATTTTATAGTACAGCTGCTGGTGAATAACCAAGCATAAATAAAGGAGGTTTTTACCTCCTTTATATCCTTTTAGAGGTATTATGAACGTAACGGAATTAATAGAACTGACAAACCGCTTAAGTACTGATAAGAGCGAGCTAACGCCTAAAGAGCGTGCTGCTTATTTGCAATACCTTAATATGGCAAATGATGAGCTTTACGAAATAGCGTCTTCTGGTTATGCTCCTATAACTACTAGGAAAAATCTTTTTCCTGCTTTTGAATCGCCCTTTTATAAAGGGTCAACTGCATTTAATTATCCAGATAACTTTTTTAAAATAGATTCTGTTTTTGCCGATCATACACTTTTAAAAAGAGGAAATATTAAAGATATGGCTTCAGGCTCTAATGTTGGAGAATATCTTACTTCTCATAAATATATATATGTTGATAATAAAAATAAATTTTTAACTGCTGTTGATCCTACTGATGGCGTAACCAAGAAATATATAACCCTTTTTTATGCGGAACTTCCAAAAAGATTAGTTGAAGAAATTAACGATGCTAATCTTGAGACTGATACACCAGTTTATCCGCTGCCATATCATATATTCTTAGTTCATGGAGCTTTATATTACTTCTATTTTAGTAATAAGGTCTTTATGGATAAAATGGCTTATATTAGGAATGTATGGGAAAATGATAAGAAAATTTTAGCTAATTTTAAAAACTATGGTTTATAATGTTTAATCATCATCCACAAACATTACCGATTCCATTTCCATTTAAGGGTATTAATACCAATACTAAGGATGATATTAGCTACGGCCGATTTATTCAGAATATATTAGTTAGCGACAATAAAACTGGAGCTTTGCGATATGGCACAAGTTTAACTGCTAGCTTTCCTTTTTCTGATACTTTTTTTCATCGAGAAGTTCTGGCAGTTATGCCGTTCTTAAAAGAGAATGGAACTTCTGAAAAATTAGTATATGTGTGTTATCTTGGCCAGACAGCTATTACCCATCAAAATATTACAGTTGCCGAACATCCTAATTTAGCTGGATGGTGTAGAGCAACACTCGTTCTTGCCAATTTCCAACCAGAATATAGAACCTTTTTAAGGAATTCTATTAATGATGGGATACGTGTTTATTTTAAACAGTTAATTGGAGTAGAAACTGAAATTAGCGTTGTAACATCTACAGATCAGTTAATAGTCTTTGATTTTCCTGTACTTCGAGCTAATGTTACTAATCCTTTCCAAGTTTATATTGAAAGAGCATTAATTGCCAGAGTTACAGCTAACGGGGCTTACGAAATAATAACGGATCAGGTAGACCCACTAGTAATTGTTTCGCACATAAACTTCCAAGGCAAATTACTAATTGCTAATGGAGTTGATCCAGTCAAAGTATATGATGGAAATCAGTTAGTAGGTTTAAAAGCTCCTGTACCTATTCCAAACGTTACTCCAATAGTTGTAAATGGTTCTAATCTAACTTTTTCTATTCCCCAAAGTTACCTTGCTACGTTACAAGCTGATGTAAAAGTGGGCGATGTCCTTACTTCCGTTAGTGATAATGAAAACAGAGCGGTTACTATTGCTAATTTAGTTTATAATGCTCCTGCTAATAATCAGGTTGTAATGACCATAACAGTTAATATTGCTCCGCAAGCGAATGTTAGGAAAATAATATATCAAAAACTATGTCCATCTTTTAGTTATCTAGCTGTTGTACATAAAAGATTATGGGCAGTAGCTGGAGGTAGAACATATAAAAACAAATTTAGACCACCACTTTTAGCTATGAGAGCTTATTATGCTGCTAAAATGGAAAGTATTTATGATTGGTTTAATCCACAAACTAATGAAATTGATTTTATTAACTTAAGTAACAATTCGAGTGTTCCCGATAATCTGGAAGCAATAACCATGTTTGAGGGGAGAACCCTGTTTTTAGGAAGAGAAACAACACAGGTTTGGACAGGAGAAGACCCAACAACTCATGATGATGGACAAGGGATTGTTTTACCAGATTTTAAATGGGAACAGACTTTGCCTGTAGGAGTAATCCAGCAGACTTTATTTGTGGAAGTGCCCAATAATCTTATATTCCTTTCCAAGTATGGTATTGTTTCTTTAAGCTCTATTAATATATATAGACAGCTTGAAGTATCCTATCAATTTTCTACTCCTATTGATCATTATATTAATAGTCAGCTTAGTTTTATTGAAACTGATAGGGATTTTAGAAGTATGAGAGCCTTTTTATATCCTTATGGGCGGTTTTTAGGTTTCAGAATAAAATATAGCTGTTTTATCTATCAATTAAATAGTGAGGGGGCATGGGTTGTATTTAGTGAGAACTTTGCAGAAAGCTCAAGCATTTTATATGATTCCACTACTCAAAATTTATATCTTGGAATGCCACAAGGGGAATTGCTGGTTTATTCCGATAAAGTAGGCAAACAATCATATCTTGAATACGGCAAAGGTTATATGTCATGGTTTATTGCTTATAATTGGACATTTTTTGAAAATACATGGGCAAATACCGATGTTTATATTGATAGTAAAACTCTAGACCCTCTTAACGTTAAAATACGTATTTATACTAATCAGGATGAAACGCAAAGTATTAATGAGCAATTAATTATAGATAAACAGGGAATATTGTATGATGTTTCCCCTTTTGGATTAAAACCTTATCCTTTAAATGAAACGTTTTTTACTCATGAAATAATTAGATTTACCGCTGATTCTTTAATGATTGAATTATCAGGTACTAGTGACGATTTATTTGTGTTTAATAAACTATTTTTAGCAGGAGGAGTTAATTAATGGCATTAAATCCTTTGATTATTAATAAAAATTATTTTAGCGGGGTGCAAGCTAGAGGTGATTTTATAAAAGCTGGTGATATAGACAGGCAATTTGTTACTATTAGTAATTATATTAATAAAAATATAGTTCCCACATTAAATCAATTAATTTCAAGTCAAATTCCCGGTTCTAATAATCCAGTAGACGCTAATAAAAACCTTATTAATGTTGGAGATGGATCTACTACATGGGATTTTCCTAC